CAACAATCCTTGGCTGCACGGAATCCGGCATTGACGCGGAAACGCAACTGTGTTGCATTAACGGCCATGGCCAGAACGCCCACACCGAACGCCATCCTCAAGAACCGCGGGAGTCGCCGCGTCCGCAAAAGCGAGCCCGAATTCACCGGAGGGATCGGCGCACCGATCCGCGAACTGTCCGGCGTGGCATTGAAAACGTGGCAGGACGTGTCCGCTGAACTTGCATCAGTGGGGATTGGTTCACGAGTGGAGGCCGCGGCACTGACCTGCTACTGCGAGGCGGTTGCCGACTTTGCCACCGCGTGCGAGCAAATCGACCGCCTCGGGACTGTGGTGCAGACCGAGCGCGGATACACCCGCAACCCGGCATGCCTCAACAAGAACTCCGCGATGCAGATGATCGCCAAGTTTGCCTCCGAGTTCGGCCTGACTCCGGCCAGCCGGGCGAAGGTGCAAGGGCCACCGAAGGAAGAGGCGAACGAATTCGACGATTTCTGACGTGAAAACCGCGAAAAAGAGCGAGTTTCCGCACGTTTTCGCAGCCGAAAACTACGTTTCGCGGGTGCTTTCCGGCAAGATTCCGGCGTCGAAATGGGTAAAACTGGCCGCCGAAAGGCACCGCCGCGACATCGCAAGCTCGATCACCAAGGCTTTTCCCTACCGATTCGACGCCGCACTGGCGAACCGGGCGTGCTCATTCATCGAGCGACTGCCCCACACCAAGGGCAAATGGGCGAAGAAAAGACCGGATGGCCGCAACCAGACGATCAAGCTGGAACCGTGGCAGTGCTTCATCGTCGCCAGTCTTTTCGGGTGGGTGCGCAAGGACACCGGCAAGCGACGATTTCGCAAGGCCCGCGTCTACGTCCCGCGAAAGAACGCGAAGACGACGCTGCTCGCCGCGGTCGGTCTCTACATGTTTTGCGCCGACAACGAACCTGGTGCCGAAGTCTACTGCGGAGCGACCAGCGAGCAGCAGGCGAAAACCCTTTTCGAAATGGTCCGGCAGATGTGCCTGAAGACGCCGGCGCTCGGACGCAAGTTCGGCCTGACCGTCAACGTGTCGTCTGTCACCAAGCTCGACGGCAGTGTGTTCAAGCCGGTCATCGGCAAACCCGGCGACGGCGACAGCCCGCACTGCGCGATCGTCGACGAGTATCACGAGCACTCGACCTCCGACCAACTCGACACGATGGAGACCGGCATGGGTGCGCGCGAGCAGCCGATGTCGATCGTCATCAGCACGGCAGGCAGCAACACGGCCGGCCCGTGCCGCGAGGATTGGAAGAACTGCGAGCGCATTCTCGAGAACCTCGACGGCTTCGTCGACGAGACGACGTTTTGCGTGATCTACGGCATCGACCAAGGAGATCGATGGGACAGCGAGGAATCGCTCGCCAAGGCAAACCCGAATTGGGGCGTCTCGGTCCACCCCGAGCACATGCTCGCCGACATGCGCGACGCGCAGGCCCGCGCCAGTCAGCAATCGAAATTCCGGACCAAGCACCTGAACGAATGGGTGAGCGTGCGCGAGGCGTTTTTCAACGTCGCCGAGTGGGCGAAGTTGGAGCGGAAAATCAAGCGCGAAGACTTCAAGGACCGGCCGTGTTTCCTGTCAGGCGACCTTGCATCGAAGCACGACCTGGTCGCGCTGATGCAGCTTTTCTGTCTGCCCGACAACCGGTTCGCCGTGTTCGGCCGCTACTACCTGCCAGATGCGACGCTCGACCTGCCGGAAAACCAGCATTACCGAAACTGGCACATTGCCGGTCGAATCGAGGTGGCAGGCACCGAGGTCACCGACCTCGACATGTTCAAGGAGGACGTGCTCGACCTGTGCCGCGACTATCAGGTGGTCGAAATGCCAAGCGATCCTAACCGCGCATGGGGTGTTTTCCCGGCGCTTGAGAAAGAAGGCGTGCCGGTGGTCGAGTATCGCAACACGGTGCTGATGATGTCCGAGCCCATGAAGCAACTCGACGCGCTGATCCGCTCGGGCCGGATCGTCCACGACGGCGACCCGGTGCTCGCCTGGGCGATTGGCAACGTCACGGCGAAGATGGACAAGAAGGACAACGTGTTCCCGAACAAGGAGACGCCGGCGAACAAGATCGACCCGGTGGTCGGCATCCTGATGGCACTTGGCCGGGCGATGACCAACGAAGACGCGACCGGCAACGCGCCGGTGTTCGCGTGGTAAAGCGATCATGAAAGCAACACCGATACAACTTCGCACCCGCGCCGACCTTGCCCGACTGGTGCCGCCGGACGGTTTGATCATCGAACTCGGCGTTGCGGCCGGAAAGTTCGCGCGCGAGATGCTCGACGCCAATCCGCTGGCGCGCTACACCGGGATCGACCGCTGGAACGACCACCACGACGAGGCCGAAATGCGCGAGGCGAACCAGCGGCTGATCGAGTGGGAGCGGGTCTGCCTGCTGCGCTCTACCTTCGCCGAGGCCGTCGACAAGTTCCCCAACGAGCACGCCGACCTGATCTACGTCGACGGCTACGCTCACACCGGGCAGGACGGCGGGCAGACGCTGCGCGACTGGTGGCCAAAGGTGAAGCGCGGCGGTATCTTCGCCGGGCACGATTACTGCGCCGAGTATCAGCCGACAGTCGATGCGGTCGATGCGTTTGTGGCAGAACACGGGTTCGACCTGCACATCATCGACGACGGCCCGCATCCGTCGTGGTGGATCAGAAAATTTTGACCAAAAACGCAATTTGCTTGCAGTTGCACTCCGATTGCGGTAATCGGTGGGCGTGCGATTGCTGGGAAGCAAACGACTGGTTTTCGGAGTTCCACGGGCCCGCCGCGTAACAAGTGGCGGGCCCGAAGGAAATCCCGAGCCGGTGCGCCTTGAACCGGTGGGTCGCAACCTGCCCGAGAAGCGGTCGCAAGCCGCCGCCGACATCGTCTCGACCCGCCTCTTTGACCTGATCGCCGAGCCATCATCGGCCGGGCAGGCGGTCACCGAGAAGACGGCCCTTGGCGTGGCAGCCGTCACCGCGTGTGTCGGGCTGCTCGCCGACATGATCGCGAAACTGCCGGTCTATCTCTACCGGCCGAGCCGCAAGGGCCCGCGCGAAATCACCAACCATCCGGCGATCAAGTTGCTCGCCGGTGTGCCGTCCTACCTGCACACCAACTACGAACTGCGCAGCCTGATGATGACCGGCGTCGGTCTCGGCGGCAACGGTTACGCCCGGATCTTCCGCGATGCGTTCTACGAACCGCGCGCGATCGAGTGGCTCGCACCGTGCGACGTGACGCCCGAGCTTGTGAAACGCCCGAGCGGCGAGCGATTCGTCCGCTACAAGGTGCAAGGGGTCGCCGAACCGCTCACCCGCGCCGACATCATCCACGTCCGCGGATTCTGCTTCGACGGCATCATGGGCATGTCGCCGATCCGCATGCTCCGCGAATCGATCGGCACCAGCCTGGCACAGACCAAGGCCGCGGGAAACCTCATGCGCAACGGCACGCGCTGGCCTGGCATCATGGTCCTTGAAGGCGTTACCAAGAAGGAAGTGCTTGAAGACGCGCGCGACGAGGTCAACCGCAACCTGACCGGCACAATGAACGCCGGCCGACTGCCGGTGATCGGTGGAAACATGAAATTCATCCAGACAAACGGCATGTCGTTTGTCGACGCGCAGTTCGTCGAGTCCCGCAAGATGGAGCTTCACGAGGTGGCGCGGCACTACCGCGTTCCCGCGTTCATGGTCGACAGCACGGCCACAAGCACATGGGGCACCGGCATCGAGCAGCAAACGCTCGGTTTCCTCAACTTCTCACTCGATCCCTACCTTGTCGCATGGGAGCAAAGCCTCGCGCTTTCACTGCTCACCGGTGAGGAGATCGCCGCCGGTTACGCCTTCCAATTCGACCGCGACAAGCTCGCCAACGTGGCGCTTGAGGCGCGCGCCAACTTCTTCCAGACGATGCGCAACATCGGCGTGTTCTCGCCGAACGATGTCCGCGCCGAGTTGGGATACACCATGATTGCACCGGAAGACGGCGGCGACGATTACGGACGTCCGTTCAACGCGTCCGGCGGCACACCGCAGCCCGCCGCCGAGCCCGCGCCTGCTCCGGAACCGCAACCGACACCCGCCACCGAGCCGGATGACGACGACGAGGAGGAACCACCCACCGACTGACCCATGGCACGAGAGGTTTTCGCATCCCTTCAGTATTCCGCCCGCAAGAACGGCGCGGAGATCCGCATGGCATCGTCTCACACCGTTGACATGACCGGCGACGACCTCGCCTCGATCACCCAGGTGATCGGCACCACCGCGGAGACCGTGAACTTCGTCGACATCACCGGCGCTCCCGGCGAGGTGGTCATCAAGAACCTCGATGCGACCAACTATGTCGAACTTGGCGGCGACAGCGGCCTGACGGTTTTCAAGATCAAGCTCCTGCCCGGCCGATTCACCGTTTTTCAACCATCATCCGCCACCCTTTACGCCAAGGCAAACACGGCCGAAGTGCGTATTCAGGTGCTGGCCAACGAAGTCTGAACCATGGCCACCAAACCAAATCTTCCAGACCGCGAAACCCGCTTCCTAACGGGGCAACTTGAAATTCGCGCTGCCGCTGAAACTGAGAAGCCGCGCGTGCGCGGTTACGCGGCAAAATTCAACGTCGAATCGGAAAACCTCGGCAATTCCGAGTATCAGTTCCGCGAAACCATCGAGACCGGAGCGTTTTCCGACACCCTGAATGATGACGTCCGCGCGTTGTTCAACCACGACCCGAACCTCGTTCTCGCACGCAGCAAGAACGGGCAGGGCACACTGACGATCGGCGAGGACAGCACCGGGCTTTGGTATGAGTTCGAAGCACCGGACACGCAGGCAGGCCGCGATCTGATGGAGAACATCCGCCTCGGCAACGTCGATCAATCGAGCTTCGGATTCACCGTCGCCAAGGATGGCCAGAAGTGGGAGGAGTCCCGCGAGGGTGACGGCCCGACCATCATCAAGCGCACCATCACCAAGATCGCGCGCCTGTTCGACGTGTCGCCGGTCACCTACCCCGCTTATCCCGACGCCACTGTCGCGCTGCGATCACTTCAGGAGTTCCGTACCGAAAACCCCACGCCGCCGGAATCCGGCGGCACACCGCCCGCCGATCCCCCCGCGGGCGAAGATCCGCCTTCGCAAGAAGACCACACCATCGCCCACCGGCAGCGGGCGCTAGGACTGACCGACAAGACTGCCAGAACCACCACCAACTGACCCATGAAACTGAAGCTACTGCAAGAAACCCGGGGCGGTCTTGTCAAACAAGCCCGCGAACTCCTCGACGCAGCCGCCGCTGAGAAGCGCGCGCTCACTGCGGACGAACAGAACAAGCTCGCCAACATCGAAGGCGAGATCGACGGCCTGACGGTCACCATCGACGCAGAAATGCGCCAGATCGCCCGCGAGTCCACCATCGCGCCGAACTTGTCCAAGGACGAGCAGCGCACGGTCGACCGCTTCTCGCTCGGCAAGCTCGTGCGCCACATCGACCGCGCGTTCCGCGGTTCGCCCGTGGCTCTCGACGGTGCCGAGGCCGAGATGGTGCAGGAAGGCGAACGCGAAGCCCGCGGCTCCGGCCTGAACATCAGCGGCATCGCCCTTCCGAGCCTGCTCATCAAGCCCGTGCGCGAGCAACGTGCCACGCTCTCCGTCACCGGCGGCACCACCGACCAATACGGCGGCGCGCTGGTGGCCACCGAGAAGCGCGGCTTGATCGGCGACTTCTACAACTCGTCCGTGATCGAGCAAGCCGGCGCGCTGGTCTTCACCGGACTGGTCAACAACCTCGACATCCCGCGTTATGTCGCAGGCACCGCCCCGGTGAAGAAGACCGAAAACGAAGCCGCTGGCGACGTGGCCGGAACATTCACCGACCTCAACCTCACGCCAAAGCGCCTGCCTGGCTACGCCGAGATCTCGGATCAACTCCTGATGCAGAGCGACGCCAACGTCGAACTGTTCGTCGGTGGTGAAATCCAGAAGTCGATGAACGCCGTCAAAGAGCGCGCGTTCTTCCACGGCACCGGCACCAGCGAGCCGACCGGCATCGCGGCCACCAACGGCATCGGTTCGGTGGTCGGCGGCACCAACGGCGCGGCTCCGGACTGGGCGGACATCGTGGACCTTGAAACCGAGGTGGCTGTGGACAACGCGCTGGATGGCGCGGTGCGCTACTTCACCAACGCGAAGGTGCGCGGCAAGCTCAAGAAGACGCTGAACACCTCATCGACGGACTCCGTCAAGGTGTGGGACGTGCGCACTCCGGACGCTCCGCTCAACGGCTACGCCGCCAGCATCACCAACGCGATCCGCAGCGACCTCACCAAAGGCAACCAGTCGCTTTCGAGCGCGATCTTCTTCGGCAATGCGGGGGACTTCGTGATCGGCTACTGGGGCGGCATCATGCTGGAGATGGTCCGCGATTCCACCGACGCCAAGGCTGGCAAGCGCACACTGGTCGCCTCGACCTACTACGACGCCGGAGTCCGCCGCGCGCAATCGTTCAGCGCCATGCTCGACGCGCTCACCGCGTAACCCCCGACGCCACCCGGTGCGGCACTCATGACAACCGCGCCGGGTGGTTCACCCCCACCGATGACCCTTGCCGACTTCATAAACCGTCATGCGGGCGAAACTGCCTGGTTGTTCGGCAAGGGACCATCACTCACGACTTTCGACTTTCAAACCGCCGGCCCGCTACGGGTGGCAATAAATGATGTCATCGCCCATGTCCCACACTGTGTTTACGGCTTCGCCAACGATGGCGTTGCACGGTGGATCGATGCCTACAAGCCGGGACAAGTTCTTTTCCAACCTCGCCGCTGCCTTCACGAATACGATTCGACCGCTCCGGGCGCTGTCGCGTGCGATGTTGTCGCCTACGCTGACGACTCCGACGACCGCCGCCTCGTGCTGCCACGTGAACGCCTCGCCGAATGCCTCACCATTCGCCGTGGAACCCTCGGCAGTGCATTGCAGATTCTGCACATCATGGGCGTTCGGGAGATCCACATGGTCGGCATCGACGGTGGCGGCACCCACGCGCCGGGCATTGAATGGAAAACCCGCCTTCGGCACGACCACGCCAAAGACTACGACGCAATCCGCAGCGCGGCGATCGATGCCGCGTTTCTCATGGGCATCACCCTGAAGTTTCACAACCACGACCACACCATGCAAAACGACGGAAAGATTTTTGTCAGAATGCTCCGCAACTGCTTCGTCGGCGGTAATCCCTACCCGCTCGGCGAGGTCGCCGCTTTCTCCCCGAAGGTCGCGCACGAACTGGTAAGCAACCGCAGCGCCGAGCACTTCGCAGCGCCGACCGAGCGTCCGCTTGACCGTCCACCGGTCGAGACCGCCGAAAGCCGGATCATGACCGCCGCGGAAAACACCACCATCGCCACCACCAAGGGCAAGGGCCGCAAGTAAACCATGCGCCATCACTACTCCATCACCACCGCTCCCGCATCCGAGCCCGTCACCTACGACGAGGCGGCGGAAAACCTGCGTGTCGATTCGGAGTCTGACATGGAATACATCACCGCGCTGATTCCGGTGGCGCGCGAGATGATCGAAGCGGTGACCGGCCGCGCCGGCATCACCACCGTTTTCACACTGGCATCGCCGACATGGGAAGCGGCGGCCGAACGCTGCTCGCCGATCGGCGACGAGAACATCGAGATCGCACTTTACCGCACGCCGCTCGTGTCAATCGGTTCGGTGAAATACTACGACTCCGACAACGTGCTGCGGACGATGTCTTCCGGCGATTACTTCGCGGTCACGCTTACCGAGCCCGGTCGCATCGTGATCACTGGCGACCTTCCCGACCTTTACGAACGGCCCGACGCCGTCCGGATCGAGTTCACCGCCGGTCACGCCACCGCTGGCGCCGTCTCGGCCATGCAGAAGCACGCGATCAAGATGCTCGTGGCGCATCTCTACGAGGAACGCGCGACCGTGTCACCGGCCACGCTCAAGACTCTGCCGTGGTCGCTCGATGCGATCGTGCAGCAGATCAAGGTAGGAGGGTGGTGCGCATGAACTCGGGCCGCCTCGACCGCCGCGTGACCATCCAGTCGCGCACGCTCACCAAGGACGAGACCGGCGGACGCGTCGAGACCTGGGCGACATCCGCCGAGGTGTGGGCCGAGCGCATGCCAATGAGCGCGGGCGAAAACCTCCTCGCCGATGCCGAACGCGTCGAGAACCGCATTCGCTGGCGCATCCGTCACATGACCGTTTCGCCGACCACAAACCGGCTGGTTTATCAGGGCACCGCTCACGAGATCCTCGGCATTCAGGAGGACGCCGGGCGTCAGCGTTTCCTGCTCCTCGAAACCCGAACCATAGGAGGGATCGCGGCATGAGCTTCAAGGT